ATTATATTAGTAAATTTATCAAATAATATATCTCCTTTGTGTGATATAATAAAGATATTCTCTTTGCCCATTTTATTTACAATCTTAAAGAAGTCATCTGTACCTTGTCCATCTAACGAGCTATCAAATATTTCATCAAGTACCATTAAGTTTGTGTTAGCACTGTTCTTCATCTTCGCAATAGCACGCCAAGTAAATACTAATGCTAAATCTATTCTCATCTTCTCACCCTCACTAAAGTTATTGTAGTCAAAGGTATCTCTATGTCTGCTTTTTACTTCTTCTTTAAATTCTTCGTCTAAATGAAAGGATACAAAGAAGTCCATAGATTGTAAATGTTGATTAATTAAACTATTCATAATTGGTAGATACTTCTTAATGATTTTAGCTTTAGCCCCTCTATCAGACAGTATCTCTCTAGCAACATCTAGGTATTTCTTCTCTTCAGTAATTCTGTTTAATTCAATTTTTGTTTGTTCTAATTGTTCTTGTAATTCTACTAAACTTTTTTCTATATCTTTATCGTCTTCATCTTTACCTTCTAATAGTAATATCTCATTATGTAATGAATCGGAAAATCTTTTAAGTTCTTTTAAAGAAGATTCTACTTTAGATATTGATATTTTGTTTTCATATAGTTTATCTGATATACCATTAAACTCTGTAATCTTACTTTCAACTTTAGCTAGTTCAGCTACTAAATCTTTCATACCTTGATTTAAAGTAACTACTTTGGTCTTTTCTTTTACTATCTTTTCTTCTCTAAATGTTTCTTCTATCTTTTGAGTACAAGTTGGACAGTTATCATTTTGTTCAAAAAACTCTAAATTCTTTTTATGTGTTTCTAAATTTTGTTCTATCTTTGTTTCAAGTTTCTCTAACTGTTTTAACTTTGTTTCATATTGTGGTCTATCTGATATGCTAGTTTCTAATTGTTTATATTCATCTTCTAATCGTTCAGTCTTTCTTAAATATGATTCAGTGGCGTCTTTGTTTTCTTGTAGTTTTTGTTTCTTAATATCAATATCGCCTGTACTTCTATTCTTTAAGTCGTTAAAATGTTTTGTTTGTAATTCGTATTTAGATTCAATTAAATCACATTGATGTCTAGCTTCAATGATTTGTTTACCTAATTCTGTTTGTTGATTTCTAGTAAGAATATCCATGTGTGTCAATACTCTTATGTCTAGTATTTCTTCTACAACCTCTCGTCTATGTCTTGGTCTCATCTGCATAAATGGTTGATAAGAAGAAGAACCTAGTACAGCAATCTGTTTGAATGCTCTATAATTTAATCTTAATATTTGATCTTCTAATACCTTTTGATAATCTACACTAGAGGCATCTTGGTTTTGTAATACACCATCACAATAGATTTCAAATATTGTTGGTTTAATAGCTCTTATTATTTTAAAGTTTTTTGTACCTACTTGAAACTCTAACTCTACTCTGGTGTCACCATTATTTATTGTGTTTACTATTTGTTCTTTTTTAATTAGTCTAAAAGGTCTATTGAATAGCGCAAAGGTTAATGCGTCTAACATAGTTGATTTACCAGAACCATTAGCACCAATCATCAAAGTCATTTGTGACTTGTTTAGTTCTATCTCAACAAAGCTGTTTCCAGTTGAAAGAAAATTCTTCCATCTAATCTTTTTAAATAATATCATCTTTCACTTGCTTCAGTATATAAATCTTTCATAACACGTTTAAGTTTGTTTTTATCTAAATCACTATCTATTTGTTCTACATAGTTACCTAAAAATGTAAGTGTATCTTCACCTTGTTGTAGTACGCTATCTTTTACTGATGCTGTTATATCTGTATTTAAATCTTCTATAATATTAACTTCGTGTGTATCTACTGTATTATGTAGTCTATCTATTAGATTGTTAAACATTTCTTCATTTGTTTTGTTAGTTACAAAAACTTTAATAAAACAATCTGTAAAATGTGATAAGTCCATATTATGATAATCGTTTTCTTTATCATTGTATATTAGTTTCTTATGTATTCTAATTGGATTGGGTACTCTAGTTATCTCTCTTGTTTCTGTATCTAGTATATGAAACCCTTTTGGACACTTATAATCTGACCAAGTAATTTCATATTGAGAGCCAAGATAGTACACTTGACCATCATCAGATTTTTTATGAAAATGACCAGAGATAACTTTTTCAAATCTGTGAAACATAGCCTTTTCTAAACCTTGTTGGTTCATATGACCAGCGTTCATTTCAAAACCTTTAATCTCTAAATGACCTAACGCAAGTTCAGCGTTTGTATTTTCTATTTCTTTTATTGAGTGGTCATAGTTATCATCACAAATCCAAGGTATCAAACAAATATCGGTGCCGCCAAAATTTACAGTAGTTGCTTTTTCATATATCCAAGGTTCTTTTATTCCATCAAAGGTTGTACATAGTTCTTTGATAGCATTTACTTCATTAGTATTCTTGTAGTAAGTATCGTGGTTACCTAATATAATATGAGTATCAATACCCTCTTTATACAATCGGTGCATAAAGTCTTCTCTAAATGTGTGTGCTGTTTTAAAGTTGATAAATTTTCTTCTATCTACTACATCACCTAAGTGTACAAGTGTTGTTATGTTATTCTCTTTAAGATATGGAAAAAATATCTCATTATAGAATCGCATAAAATAATCCAAAAATGCTGGACTATCATTCCTCGCACCAAAGTGCGTGTCGTTTAACAAAGCAATTTTCATAATTTAGTTGAATAATTTAGATGTAGATTTTCTTACTCTTTTCTTTTTGACTTTCTTTTCAACTTTTTTGATAGGTGTATCTTCCATCTTTAAATTCTTTTGTAAAAAGTCTCTAAATTGATTCTTAAATTCAGCATCATCACCTGGTTGTAGTGCCGAATCATCATAGTTACTATCCATAATTAGTTTATGTTTGATAGTAGTTTGTTTCTTTTCTTTTTGTATTCTTCTTATAAATGCGTAATATATAATTTGTGTAAAGTAAGCGAAAGGATTACTTGATTTAGCAGGATCAAAATTATCTAGGTATTGTAGACAGTTTTCGATACCATCACTAACCATATCGTCTCTAAATGTATAATTGATAAAGTTAGGTCTATAAGATAAGTGATTTGCTATCTTCAAAAAACAACTACCAATATAATCAGTTACTAGGGGTTTATCTTTTTTAGCTTTTAAAGCTTTCTTTACTTCTTTTTTATAGACTGTCATAGCCTCTAAAAATTCTTTGTTATTGACGTAATGTTCTTTTTTTGCTTTACTCATATTGTTAATATATCACCTTTCTTCATAAATGTCAATGTTTTAAGCGTGCTTAATTATTTTTATTTGGTCTAATATCAGCGTTGACTTTTTCATAACTTTGTGTTACAATGAGCTTGTTGAGCGATCAGAGGAATAGAGTCTATTAGTGTACAGTCTTTGTAGGAATATCATAATCATCTAAATCATCTTCATCAAATATTTCATTAACTTTATCATTATCTTCATCACTTAATCTTTCTCTTTTAAATACGGTAGGTTTCTCTTTCTTCGCCAATGGCTCGGATTTATCATAACCCATTACAACATGCGCATAACTTTTACTCATATCAGGATTAGCATTTACAATAGTCAATATCTTATCTTTGGGAATAGTTAAAATGGCATCTCTTGTATAAGGAGACCATTTAATAAGAGCTACATAGTCTTTTAATCCTTGAGTTGTAAACTGCGGTATATATTTAACTTGTAATGGTTTACTCAATCTCAACATAGGAGATTTCTCACCAAGTTGTTGTGCTGGTAATGAACAAACTATATCATCACCATTAACTAACTTGATTATCTTAATCGGATTTGGTTGTATTTTTGCTACCATTGATTAACTCCACGTTATGAATTTCGTAATTAAAGTCTTCGCCATTGTATATATTTATTCTTTCCTTAAAGTGTTGAAGTGTATAATTCTCTTTACCATTGTATGAAATATCATCAGCTATATCATATAAAGTGGCTGCGCTGTTATCGTCTTTTAATCTTAAACCCCTACCAATACTTTGTAAATTTCTTATCCTAGATTTACTAGGACTAGCAAAAACAATGTTATGCAAGTTCCGTATATTAATGCCCGTAGAGAAAGTCCCATAACTTGCAACGATAATAGCGTTGTCAGATTTCTCGGTAATCTCTCTAATTTTTTCTCTTTGCTCTGCGTCAACTCCTCCGTGAACATAGAAGACTTGTTTGTCGGTTGCTCGTTCTCGTATAGTTTCATATAAGTTCTTTCCGTGTTTTTCTACATATTGAAATAAACATAGTGTGTTTCCATTTAGCGAAGTCGCCAAGTTTCTTATATATTTATTCCTCTTTTCATTTGACACCAAGTAATCCATTTCCTCTTGGTATGATTTACCTTTTAGAAAGTGTCTTGCTGTTTGATCGTGTTGTAATATTAAACACATAATTTTTAAATCAGCTAGTCTACCTGTTTCCATTAGTTCACTTGTAGATACAACTTTATTTACTGAACCAAATAATCCTTCTAATACTAACTTGTGAGTTTTACTTCCATCAAGTGTACCTGTTAGACCAACTCTGTATTTGGTCTTTTCTAATTTTGTCATTAATTTCGTAAGCGACACAGCTTTAAATAGATGAGCTTCATCACCTATAATCATACCAAATTGATTAAACCATTTCTTAGGTAAATTATATATTGATTGCCAAGTTGATATAATAACTCTCTTATTAGTTTCTTTTTCGTGTCCTGAATATATCCTATGTACATTTCTTTCACTATTATAACCATAGTCTTTAAAGTCTTTAAATAACTGCTCTACAAGCGATGTAGTGGGCACTATAACAAGGATCTTGTCCTCTTTAGTATCTTTCAGTCGTAATAAATTATATATCAACATAAGATAGATTATGAGAGATTTACCAGAGGCTGTAGGCGATACTAATAAACATCTATCCTTTTCAACAGAATACTTAAATGCTTCTCGTTGATAATCTCTAACTTCGTATGGAAGTTTAAGTGCTTTGATTAAGTCATCAATCTTACTATCGTCAACTGTTTTTTCTTTGATTTTTGTACCATCAACTATATGTACATTGTTTTCTTTACACCAATTTTTTATATAAGGATAAAGACCAGCATATATTTTACCAGTCGCATAAGAGAATAATCTAATCTTACCGTCCCAAACTCTATTTTGATATGCTGGCATAAACTTAAAGCCTGGTACTTCAAATGTAAAATATTCACCAAGTTCTCTACGAATATCAGCCTCAGCTTCTATTTTAAGATATACTTCGTTTACTTTGTCTATGATTAAATAACGGGTGGTTGTCATTATTAGATTGCGCCACTAGTAAACTTCCTCCAGTCAATTGCATTCTTTATTTGAAAACCTCGGTTTGATATTTGTTTGAGTGTTCTATCTAAAAAATCTACGACTGTTTGAATATAATCTACTTTTTGTTTATACTTCGCTAATTCAGGATCAGCGTCTAGGTACTTGTCCACATCAGTTTTTAATAACTTTAAACTAAAAGGTTTAAGTGCATATACTTCTGCTGGTGCTTTACCAGTATAGTATTCCCACTTTTGTTTTCGTTGTGTGTAATATTCTATTTGTGATTTACTCAACAGTAATTTAAACTTTGTTAAGTGTTTTAAAAACTCGTTGTGTATTTGAGGCGTCTTTAATGATTCTAAATCTAACTCAGTATCGTTAATTTTTAGTTTCTTGTCAGCCAAGTCTTGTAATTGTTCTAAATCCATAATATCTCCATAATATATAGTATACCACAAAAACCTTATTTTGTAAAGTCTATGTAGTAGTAATCTGTGTTGTTGATGACCCTACATTAGCAAAGTCATATATTAAGTAACTAAATGATACAGTACAAGTCAAATAATCTACATCAGCGGCTTGTTGATTGTATTGTAATCCTGTAAGACCAGTTGGATACACATCTCTAAATCTTATCTCACATTGCGCATTATTCTTACTTGAAAGTACAGTTAGTGTAGCGTCAGATAATATTGCGCCTGTATCTGCTGCAGCGTACTTTGATTTACCAGCTTCACTTGATACATTAGATGCATTTCTAGTAGGAAATCTATCGTTACCTGAAGTTAGTAAATTTCTAAATTCTGAATTATCTCTCGGAAAACCTATTCCAACTAACCAACCATGTATCTCTTGGAAGTTTTCTAAATTTTCATCTACCAGAAAAGTCATTTGTAATGGCTCGTATGTTAATGTGTCACCAGGTATAGGTATCTTTTTTAGTGGAGTTGCTTGTGTAGTTTCACCTAAATTAATTCCAGGTATATTTACAGAAGTACAAAAGTATTCCACTTTAGGAAGTTTAAGAATACTAAATTTAAATTGAGTAGGACTAGCGTAATCTAATTTTGTAGGTTGTCTAGTTAGTGAGTTTGTAACTGTCATAATACTATTTAGTCGTGTCCTTATCCACCTGTTCCCAGTCCTTTTCGGTAGCTAGTTTTTCAAGTTCTTTTTCTTTACTAGTAAGTACCTTTTTCTTTTCTTGTACTTTCTTTATTTCTTCTTCAATAAACTCTAGTCTATTTTTCTTTTCAGGAAACAACATTAAAGATACAACTAGTATAGCAATTGCAACTGAAAATATCCAAAAGTATTGTGTTAATATATTTTTCATAGTATTATTTAGTATCTTTATAATGACATTGAAATAGCAAATAAAATAAGCAATGCCAGTAACAGATATGTAAATCTATTTGGTGCCATCCGAAGTGGTTTCCTTTATACTATTTATACATTAGGCATAAAAAAAGGGCGGTTTTTTAGGCCGCCCTTTTTAAATTGTTTGTAAACAAATATTACATTAAGTTCGCAACTTGAACACGTCTGTAGTATCTGTTAGAGTTCGCATTACCAGAATCAGTTATACCAGATACAGCACCTGAAGCAACTGCTCCAGTTTCTGCGAAAGGATTAGCAATTAATCCATATCTAGTTTTGAAACCGATTTTTGGTTGGAACGTATCTTGGCCAACTGCTCTCACCATTTGAAGTGGAACATAAGGACAATAGAACATACCTGCATCGTACGGTGAAGTACCTTTGTAACCAACAACAAAATATTGTTTAGCTACATTGTTTGCACTGTATGGGTCTATGTACACTTTAAATCTACCATTTAATACACCAGCAAAAGTATTACCAGTATCGTCAATGTTTAGATTGTTGTTAAGTGCTGGAGCGTAGTCCAAAACACCTGCCATTTGTAACGCAGAGGCAACATCTGAAGAACAGATAATCATATTACCTTTTCCTCTTCTTGTTCTCTGTGCGATAACGTTAGCTTCTCTTTCAACTTGGAACATTAGTCCTTTGAATCTCTCAACTGACCATCTTCCGTTTGAGTCTGTATCTAAATCAAATACACCCTCAGTAGTTGTATTAACAGCAGCACCACCATTAGTTGATGCACCTTTTTCAGCATTGATGTAAACTGATCTAACAACTTCTCTGTTGATTTCCGAAAGGATTTCAGCAGATAGAATGTTTGCTAGTTCTGTTTCAGCATCTAGACCATGGATTGCTTTTAAGTCTTGAGCAAGTTCCATAGTGTATTCAGCTTTAAGAGCTCTTGATCTAGCAGTTACTGTAGTTTTCTCAATTGAGAAAGCCATTTCAGCAAATGCATTACCAGAAGCGTCTCCAAGTGCTTCAGCAGTTCCAGTAGTCATACCCTCGTTTTTTCTATAAGCGCCAGCTGGGCTGTCGTTTAATAGAGCTGGGTTTGTACCTGTGTGTGAACCAGCTGCGTTAGATCCTGAACCAGCACCAGTTTGGCCTGCTGTTGAATCACCCGCTGCGTTTCTTCCTGAGAAATCTGTATCAGCTTCGTCAAATAATGCTTCTGCACCAGTTGCTGAAGTGTATCTACTTCTCATTGCGAAGATTAGACCAGTTGGACCAGTCATAGGTTGTACACCTGCAATGTCGTATGCAATCAAATTAGGCATTGCTCTTCTAACAAGTGAAATTAAAATTGGATCCCAATTTGATGTTCCACCAGTATTGTTAGTAGGCGCTGCTTCGTTTAAGAAAGCGTTGTCTTCTTTTTGTGCTCTTTCTTGGTTTTCCAAGAT